CAGATAAAATTGAAAGAAAATGCTTTGCCTTTCTCAAAACAATACAAGTCTCATCACTACTTTGTTTATCCAAATCAACCGCAACATACATAGATAATATCGCTTCGTTGATTGGGCCAAAACTATCCATTGTAGCAGATTTTAAACGAGAGCCTCTTTTAACTGAAAACTCCTGCTTTGGGGAATACATTTCATCAGAATTGGCTTTCTTAGTATATTCTGCAGAAAGAGTGTTTAAGTTTATTTTTTTAGGACTTTTATCATAAAAGGCAGTTTCATTCGGTTTCATTACTCTATAAGAGGTTCCATCTTCTAATTGAAAATCAGTTGTCAAGGTGTGTCTAACAGAACCTGTGTTATTTATTTCGTGAGAAACAACATATATTATTGAATCAGGCATACGATTATCCATTCTACTCATTGTTCCTCCTTCAGTAACTCCCGTATTTGTGGTAGTAGTCGTTCTACTTGTTCCAGTTGGATGCACTGTTTTTAAATCTGTATCATATCCGCTTTCTGCAACTAAATAACAACCAGTAATATCAACAAAATCTAACCAAAAATTACCAGCAATAGAAGAAGCAACAAATCCTGTTGAAAATAAATTGCCATTAGAAGAACCAATTGTAACGGAAGAATCATGTTCAGATGCAACATAAGACAAACGAGGAACAAAGCACAATTTTGCTCCAGAAGCCTCATATTGTGCCGAACCCGAAGCGGCTAAACCAGTATTAGCAGAAGAAGCGGGCGTTTCTCTTCCAAAAGTGGTTATGTCATTTTTTAACATAAAAATATCAGTATGTTCACTAGTAAGGTCATCAAATTGTCTAATGTTAAACCCTGATGTTGGTATTGCTAAACCCTTTTCAACCTCTACTAATCCGCCTTGTTCTATTTTATATGTATCTAAAATAACTGCTTTACAATTACTAAAAACATATGAAGGTGTTTCATAGAAGAAATGAAATGGTCTGCTTGGTAATTGAAACAGCGATTGAGCAGAATATGGAGAAATTGGGCCATTAGGAGCAGTAAATCTTAAATCATCAGTTCTAGGATAATTAAATCTAATTGGATGAGCAATTTTTTCAACCGAAGTAAGGCCTAATACTTGTGAATGATTATCGGAATGTTGCGCCCAAAAATCATTAGCATGACTAGCATAGTTTTCAGTAACTAATGCTCCTTTTTGCAAATGTGCTCTATCGTGAGATATAAACGAATCTGCATCTTTTGCTCCCTTTAACTTAACATTTACTTTTATTTCTCTTTTATATATTAAACCAGAAGTATAACTGTTATCATAATTTAACTTTGTATTATAAGCAAAAGTAACTGTTTTACTTGATGCATTATAAGATTGGACTGTTCCAAGTAATCTAAACTCAGAATCATAAAGGACTTCTCCGTTTGCAGGGTTGCTTCCACCAACCACATCTAAAACTATACTATTATTCCCAGCACTTGCGCTGTTAGAAACATGAATAGTATTTGCGGTGCTTTCAAAATGGTAGGCATCGAAATCACTAAGCCGTATATGCTTTTTATCATTTATTGTTGGTTTTTCTGGATTTATTATATTAAAGTGGGCATCAAAACACATCTCAGTTAGTCTCATTATTCCAAATCTTTTAAGAGAACTTACATCTTGTTCAGAATCAAAAGAAATTTTTTGAAAAGATTTATCAGTTAATAGTTTTCTTTTTCCTGATGTTGTTTCTGTGTACTCTAATTCTCCATCAATGTTTTTATTATTTTCTAATAAAAACATATTATATTTTTGGATGTCTTTATTGCCATCCATTAGGCTATCTTGTCTTAAAGAAGAATATGGTAAAACATCACTATTTACATAAAAGAAAAGAGTTGCAGCAGAAGTATCTATCTGTTCAATAGAACTTCTTAATGATTCAATTTCAGATGAATCAGTTCCATCACCAAGAATATTAAATGTACTAGGATATTTTGTTTGTGTCAGACTTCTTTGTAATCTAAGGTTTCGTCCACTAAATAAACTCCCATACGGACTCCCATAACCTCTCATATCATAATCCATTTGTATATTATCACCTGTTCCTGTTTTATCAAATTCATTAAGATTATTAGAAGCAGTATTCGGTGAAAATTTGTATGCGATAGAATGAAATTTTAGTTTACAAGAATTTTCATACATATTAGTTTTTGAATCTTCAATAGCGGTTGATTTACTATTTAATAGATTAAATTCACCATTAGACATACTTAAAGTTTTATAGTAATACTGCCCATATTTTTTTGTGATAGAAGTTTCACCAAATGTAAGAGTTGTATTTGAGTTTGTTGCAGTAGGATTAGCACTTATAGTAATACAGGTTGAATTATTGATTGCCGAAACCACAGTATTATCGGGTATTCCTGTTCCTCTAACCCTCATACCTACCTTTATATTTGTTGTAGAGTCCATTGTAATATGTCTTACATTTGTAGTAGAACCGTCTGATAAACCAGACGTATGGTTTGTATCGCAGGTAGAATCAGAAATACTGTCTGTATTGTAAATATTTTCAAGATTTAAAGGAACGCTACCAGATGAAGTTATTCTTGGATGGGGGATTGTTAAAATCTTTCCTCCCCATAAATGCTCTCCATTAACAAAAAATAAGTCATGTGTGTCTTTTGAGACAGAATATAATTTATGACCAGTAGTTGGAGAAACATCTCTATCTAAAAGCAGCACTGGGCCATATTGAGGTTGCCCTTTAACAAAAAGAAATTCACGGATGTAACCAACAAAGGCCGCACTATTAGAATCTGCCCCAATAAAAACGGCATCCCCGTAATCCATATTTTTGATTGCGTCTGTCGATACTTCAACAGCAGCAGAAGATATTCCATTTACTGTATCTCCTGAAATGTTTGTGTTTTGTATTGTTGCTATTTCAGTAAGAGTATAAGAAGAGTTGTTTCCATAATTTTTAATTTTTCTTCCTAAAGTGATTGGTAAGTATGGAGCAAGAGTAATCTGAGATTCGCTATCAGTTTTAGTAATATTAACAATTTCAAAATCAATTAATGTATTAACAGTATCTATTGTAGTATTTGTTAATTTACTTTGAAAGAATAAGTCATTTTTAATTGATGAAGGATGCAGAATATCATAGCCCAATGCTCCCGCTAAATCACTATTAGAAGAACCAACTAAAGGGCTGCTTTCAGTAGAACCCGATAACTCTACGCCCCCTGTAAAAATAAATCCTTTATTTGCAGCCCCTGTTAAACTACTTGGATTATTTGTATTATAGTGAGAAGAACTTAATGATTTATTTAAAATATAATTTTTAACTGAAGAAACATAAATTTTAGCATTTACTATTTCATCCATTGACTCACTAAAATTCAATACGTAGTTACTTCCACCACCGCCCGTAACAGAAGTAATTTTACCAATAACACCAAATTCACTAAAAATATAATCATTTGTACTGGGAACAACATCTAAAGTTGTTTGGCCCGTATCAAGGCTAGTCATACCAAAAGCGACGGAAAAAGTTGTACCATTTTTTATGTCAGTTAATTGATTATACGGACTGTTTGTAGAATAAATAATATCATCACTAAATAAAGTGTTTGAATTTATTATAGGAGATAATAGTTTATTAAATCTATCTCTTCCTTGTATTTCAACTATTGTCTGCCCATCCTGTTTTTTATTTTCTATTGATTCAATTTCTCCATTAAATCTTTCAATAAATAATTGATATTCCCCTTTAGCAAAACTTAAACTATTGCTATTATAAGAATCTCCTGTGATGGACAAAGTAAGCATACCTTTAGTTGAATCACAAGCCGTTACAGTCGCAAATCTTTCATTGTGATTTAAAGACGTAAAAGAAACATACATCTTACTAAACCTACCATTTATGAGGTGAGTATCAAGCATAAGTGTTCCATCTTTTGCGTTATATGCTCGCCTGTGAAGCACTTCTCCGCTTGTCGGGGTCATCGACTGTGCAGTAAAAACAGCGTCGTTCTCGCCTCTTGCATAGGGGTCTGTATCGCTTTGAAAGGTAATCTCCTGTGTTCTTCCAGAAAGGCTTCCAAAAGATGCAACAATTAAAATTTTATCTCCTATTTTAACCTCATCTCCTGCATTTAAAACAGTATTTAAATTATAATCAGTATCAAACGAAAAAACAGCATTTGAAGTTTTTGAACTGTATGTTGCTGTTAATGGGAAAAACTCATTTATGTCTCCTTTATGAATATTATGTCTCACCCTATAAGCATCAAATTCTTTAATTTTCTTTGGCATAATTCTGCCATTATCTAAAATTGAAGATTCTGAAAATCCACCTTTACCACTAATAGATTCAGCATTAACATGGTCAAATACATTATATGCAAAATTTGCTCTCGTTGGTGAAAAATCATAGTGTAAATATCTAATTGGCCCAGTATATGTGGGTGTGCTTACTAAATCATCACTAATTCTTCTCGCATTGGGAAACATAGAATTGTAGTCATTTGTATCAGCAGTAATTGTTGCTCCTTCATTAGTTGTTATTGACCCGCTAATTGTATCGTCCAATTCTCTCAATTTATCTGTAAAGGTTACTCTATGAGAAAATTTGCTATAATCAATAATTGTTTTTCCAAAATCCTGAACTGTTCTAAAGGTAACAGCATCGGTAGTATCAAAAGTTTGAGCAGAACTAGATAGCGTTCCATGAGATTTTTGCATACAATAATATTTAGTATTATGGTCTAACTCGTTTTCTTTATCTAATAAATCATTAAAGAAATAAAATAGTGGTCTAGCACAAACTAAATTTTCATTTAACGATAGCCCACCGCCTCCCTTATCTACTTGTATTCCTGCTGAAAAAGCAACAATATTTGTATTTGTTATGGCGTGTCCTTTAATAATATGAAATTGTGTTCCTTTTGGTATTTCATTTCCTAATTTTGGTTCAAATTCAAAAGCGTCTCCTTTGATATCTTCTGTTAAAACTTCAGTGATTCTAGCGAAGTGATGTTTTTTGTCATCTCTAGCGTGAACTAAAACAAAATAATTAAAATTTTCAAAATCTGTTGGATTAAATCTAAAACCAGTAGTAGTTAAAGCATCATAGCATTTAATTCTAAATCCTTTTGTTGTTGCTAAGTTTTCTTCAGGAACAGAACCAGTAGTGGGAGTTGCTGTAAAAGTGCTTGCTCCATCAGTAGCAATAGCAGTATAAAGAGTATTTTGAGTTGTAAGCGAACTATCTGAAAATTTTGGATTCGTTGGTGCATCAGATTTTGCACTTGAAGGACTTAAATCAACGACCATTATTCATCAATCTCCTCGAATCTCAAATATAAAACAGTATTATTAAAGTTAGGCATTAGATTATTTATAGCATTGAATTGTGTTTTTCTAATATTCATAAAACTTAATTCATGTAATTCTCCCATAAACTGATTATTAGTTTTTGCTGAATTAACACCTGTTGCTCCACCACCGTTTGCACCAATATAAAAATCTTCTCCTTCCATTGTAAATGAATCAGTTTGTGTATGGCTTGCTGTTTTAACCAATTTTCCATTAAAAAATATAAGAACTTCTTTATTTTGATTATCCCACGAACAAGCAATGTGATTAGTATTGTTAATATAACTTGGCTCAAAAAAATTATCATGCACATAAAGGTTAGTATTTATACCAATTGCAGGAGAAGGGGCGGCTTTTAAAGTTAATGCGCTAGATGTAGCACTTTGACTAAACCCAATAGAAGTAAAAGTAAATCCATCTCTTTTAAATATTTCTTTATCTTCAAATGACGTTCCAACGAAACTGGTAGGATTACCACCACTTATATTATAGGCATTACTCCCATTAATTAAAGAACTGGTCTTTCCAATAAGACGAAATTTTGCTTTTCCGTCTATATCAAATCCTGTTAAGTCATTATCTCCACCTATCCACTCATCAGCAGCATAAGAGTATTGCCCCCCCAAATTAGGAATAATAACTTCATCAGTTGTAAAATATTCCATAGATGCCGTTCCTAATTTAATTCCTACTTTTATTTTATATCTCGCTGGATTGTTAAAGTTGTGGGCGGTGCTATTTATTAAACTAATTTGTAAGTTAGTGCTATGAAAAATACGCATTTCATGTGTTCCTCTATCATCCTTGTCCATATATTTATGGCTTTCATAATCGCTCTCAGTTGCAGCAAAGTTTAATCCATTTTGTATTTTTTTACTACCTGAAACGAAGGCTTTAGCACTTCCTGAAGGATTATTGTCTGTAAATTCCGAAGGAAATTCAGCACCATCCCCATAATTTCCGTAGCCATTAATTTCATATGGAGTTAAAACGCATTCAAAGGTAAAATCGCCATCTAAATCCCATAACCCATAAGGAATCCCTGTTCCTGTTGAAGCAATATTATCTGTGTAATCTAAAGTTAAAAAACCATTACACATAATTGGAAAAACAAGAGAGCGTTGTTTTCCTGTAAAGATAGCATAAGACATAATAGCACCTCAAGGTAAGATAAAGGCAACAACAAATTCTAAATTAAAACTTATATCAACACTTTCTGCACTTAATTCACAACCAAACTGTTGAATAAAACCTTTAAGCCCTCCCGAAGTCGGTGTTGGAAAAGATAAAGAATTACTTACTCCAGTATTATCTAATTCATTCGGATTGCCTCTCGCTCTAAATGATAATGGAATATCTCTTTCAGTAACTTGAACATAGTTTTCATCAACCTTAGAGGGTATTAAAATAACTAATTCATTAATAGCCTGATATTCAGCAAGACCAGTGGAATCAACTCCAGAAGCAATTAATTGAGCAACTTCCTGTGGAGTAAAAGTTAAAGTATCAGCAGTTCCGCCTGTTTCTTTATGAGTTCGTCTTATTGTTGTTTCATTAATAAATCCCTGCAAACTGATTCTTTTACTTGACATTCCCAAATCTAAGGCTGCTGTTTGCGATTCACCTGTTGCTAAACCACTTAAAGGAATAGGAAAAGCAGGAATTTGTTTATCAACAGAAATACTAACATTTGTTACATTTAATGGAATAGTATCAATACTAGCACTACTTCCTGAGTGTTTTGCTATTTTTAAATATACTGTACTGGTCATAATTATCACCTTAATGTGCTTGAAGATGTGCTTCTATTAATTTTTGAACTTATCATTCTTCCAATCTCATCTGCCATTCTTCTCATTTCTGCCTTAGAGGAATCTCTTGCATTGATAGTTATATTGATATTATTTACTGTGCTTCCTGTCATTTTTCTGCTATCAGCATTTGAATGGACTCTTGAACCCTTTGGCAAATTAACTAATTCTGGGCCTCTTTCTCCCACAACTGCTAATCCACCTGTTGAAACTCCACCTTCTGCAAATCCTGGAATTGCTTTTATTATCTTCTTTACGGCCTTAAAGATAACATAACCCAGTGCAGCAACAAGAATAAATGGCAATTGAATTGGCAGTAAACTGATGATAAACAACAAACTCGCTATTGTTGCTGCTAGAATAATTAAATCGCCTATCTTTGATTTAATTCCTTTTTCGCTACTAAAAATCCATCCTTCTAGGTTTTCCCACAATACATAGGCAACTGAAACAATTAAACTAATAGCGCCAGCAAGAAGAGTTCCTGCTATTCCTATTAATGCTATGAATAGCCCTCCCAATACATCCAATACTCCTGCAAATATCTTTTCAACATCACCTTCAAATATACCTGACATAATCGCCATAAGACCTTCTAATGCACTCATTATTGCTCCGCCCACTGTATTTATCAAAAAGTTAAATACAGGACTGACCTCATCAAAGAACTTTTTAAATTTATCTGCATTGCTCTTAAAGAACTTTGTAATAACAATAAATCCAAGAGAGAACAATAACAAATACATAGAAGCCATAAATATAAATCTACCAACAGATATAATTACTTTAGAAATTTTAGCAAAACCCTTTTGAAAAATATTTCCATTTTCGTCTAAATCGTCTAAATAGTTATTTACGGCTTCCATTTTCTTTGTAAGGTTCTCATTAAGAGCAATACCCGCCTTTCCAAATGGAGATTCTGCTATCTTTTTTGCTAAAAAGTTTCCTTGCTTTCTTATCTTAGCATCGCCTTTCTTTCTTTCTTCTCTTAATTCTTTTTCTATTCCTTTAAGATATTCAAATTGTTCTTTTGCAGCATCTCTATCTAATTGGCTTAAACTTGAGTCTTTCATAAGTTTTTCTTGTTCTTCCTTTGCAGACTTAGTTTTTCCTATTTTCGTCGTTAAATCTTTTCTTCTTTCTTTTAATCTATCAAGACCTTTTTTATCTATTGTTCCTGCAAATAATGTTTTAGTCAATATATTTCCAGTTCCTTCTGCATCAGCCTTAAGACCCCTCATTGTTCCACCAATGAAGTTTAAAGTAGAAGCAAATTTATTTACTAATCTAAAAGTTCCAGGCGGTAAAAACCCATACATGAATTTTCTAACAGAAGCGACTTCAACACCAAATACTTTTAATTCTTCTCTTGTTGTAGTTAAAAACTGAGCGAGATATTCAGCCTTTGTTCCACCTTCTTCTAAATACAATGACATTCCTTCAAAGAAAGGCAACTTTCTGTCGCCTGTTTGGTCTTTATATCTAGCAATTGCTACGCTAAGTATTCTACTTCGAGTATCTAAAGTATCGCTTGCTTCAAACTCTTTTTTGGTAAATTTACCATACTCTTCTTGAAGTCTTTTAAATGCTTCAACACGTTCCTTTTCCTTTCTAATCATTTCCTCAGCATCTTGAGGATTTTGAGCCTGTGTTTGATTTTGCATGGCAGTTGTTACTGCATCAATAGAAACCTGCAACTTTTGTTGCATTTCTATTTGGTCTTTAGCAACTTTCTCTTGTAATTGTTCTCTTGCTTTTGTTTCTATTGTGGTTTTATCAGTTAGTGTCTGAATAATTTGTTCCATTTTTACAAAACTATTTGTAAAATTTGTTAATAATGCAGTATTAGTTTGATTTAACTGACCTACTGCGGTTTGGGCAGCCT